TTCATAACTAGAAACATTTTTTCTGCAAGTAAATTACCAGCAACATAATCTGCAAGATAATGAAATCCTGCTTTTACTCTACCCATACCACACTCATTTGCAGCTTCTATAATTCCTTTTCTATGTTCTGGAAACTTTGCAGAAACATATAAACCGACAAGTCTGGATTGACAAGCATGACCAGATGGATATGATTTTGTTTTATTAGTTGTGCTAGACATTGGTTTTATAGATGGTTCAATTATATGTGGTCTAGGAGTATTAAACATTTCTTTAAAATATTTTATTGTTGGTTTTGCTTGTTGAACAATATCTTCCATTTCATTATCATGAAATCCTAATCCATGTTTTTTACAATACATATCTATCGCATAGAAAGCATGTTCATCATGATCATTAATTGATTGTTCATCGTCTGAAGTTCTATTTGCAATAATAGTTTTTAACTTGTCTGCTTCTTTTTCTAAGTCTGCAGGTGGATTGGGTAATGTAATTCGTTCATATAATTTTTTTGGAAAAAAGTCAAACTCTTCAGAAACCTTAGGGGCTTCAATAATAGGCGATACAGATTTTGCCTCAGAAATTATGGCAAAGAAATCTCCAAGAGATTTATTAACATCTATCTTAGGTGTTAATCTTTTCTCTTTATCTTCCTTGATCTTTTGAACCTTTGACGATTCAGCAGATACAAGAGACATGAATTGACTTAGTTCTTCCACTGCTTAACCTTTCATTAAATCTGATACAGATTTTGTACTCCAAAATTTACATGACCAGTATCTTGCTTTATACTTAGGACCTGGGTTATCACAATTATGTCTGGCCCTAAAGTTCTTTCTTCTCTCTGGGTCATCCCTTTTAATGTCCATTTTTGGGTCACCAAATTCTACTTTGACAACATTACCTTTATCGTTTTTTACATATACTTTTGTTTTCTTTACATCGCCTGGCATAGGGTTATTAAGTTTTACTTTTCTACCTTGATACTCAGCATCTTCTTCTATTTCACCCCAAGCATTAGTTTCTTGATATTCTTTGAATGATAGTTGTTCACCTTTTGCTCTTTTGATTGCATCAGCTGAAGGTGCTCCCTTGTCACCTTTCTTTCTCATCTTCTCACCAGAACCTTGTTTAATTCTTTGTCTCTTCTTATGAATGTTTGCCCATAGACTTTCATCTACTGTTTCTTCTTCGCAAGGTTCACAACAAGACGCACCAATTTTTTCTAACATTGCATCATGAGTTTCATTTAGTTTCCACCACCAATCATCATTGTGTCTCATTGCATATTCAAATCTAGTGTCTTCAGAAACAAACCATTCATCAATATTTTCTTTATTAATCTTTTTCTTTTCGCCTGGTGTAATATCTCTTGCGTGATCAGCATATTCATTTGGATATGAGTATGATTCACCTTTAACTTTTTTTGCTAAGTCTTTATCTGCTCCACCCCAAGTTCCACTTGATTTAGTAATGAAAGAGTTTACTCTAGCAAACGCCCACTGTTGTGGTGTTGTACCAGGTCTGTGACCTGTTTTCCATGCGGCCATACCTCTGTCATATACTTTTTTCAAAACACTATAAGGCATACCTGACTTATCTGCTTTCTTAACTAGTCCTTCAACTTTTTCATTTAATTTATCTATTGATTCTTTACCAAACATCTGTTGATACTTTTTAGTATGTTTAGATGGTTTAGTTGTTCCACCTGCATCGCCAGGTGCTGGTTTATAATTTTTATCCATATCGTCATTTTTCTTTCCATATTTTGCAAAGTGTCTTGCCCTTGCTTGTTTTGTAGCTTTCGACATCTTATCACCTTCGGCATCTTTTGCATAATACTTAGCAGGTTGTGTACCTTCTCTATCTTTAATGTCTTTATCTTGTTTTACTTTATCTTCGTTAATATTGTTTAACCATGCTTTATGTACTTTGTTTGTTTCATCTTTGAATGCAACATAATTAGTACCTCTTTGAATAATTTTACCTTGTATATTATTTGATTCAACAACATCACCTATGTTCCATATTTTACCTGTTAGATAAGCGTCTCTTAATGATTCATAATCATTCATGACACCCATATCTTTTTCTTCACGAATGCCCATATTCTTTCTAACGTCTCTATATAATTTTCTTGCATCTTTAAAACCTGATGGTAATCCACTTTCAAAGTCTTGTACTTTACCATCAACTGCGGCTTGTCTCATTTTACTTGCAGACATACCTGACACACCTTCTGCATCTGGGTCTCTATCCCCAGCAGAAACTACTTTAATTTTTTTGAAGTTATAGAACCCATGTCTTTTACCTTTAACATTATTATATGTTGTTAGTAATCTTTCAAACTCTTTAACTCTATCACTACCTACAACCATAGTTAATTCTGTATAACCTTGATCGTATAAAGATGTTGCTATGTTCATTGCAGTTAATGCTTTCTTATCTGCAATAATATTTCTTGCATGTCGAGAAAACATTTTTCTCATGTATGCTATTTTTAGTGAATGAGGTAATGGGTCTTTGTTTTGATTTTGTGTGTATGACGGAAAAATTTTATAGTCATTGCTACCTGCAACTGACTTTACTTTATTAATAAGTTTTTCGTGACCAGTAGTTGGTGGATTGAATCTACCAAATGTAAATACAACTTCGCCTTTTCCTGGTGCCTCATAGAGACTAAATTTTTCCAATTTTCTCATCTGCTTTATTTGCCTTTGCGGCTCTTGCCTTTTTAACTTTTAATATTTCGTTTCTTCTTACATTCTTAACTGCTCGTTGTGCAATCTTACCAATGATCGCACCAAATCTTGATGCAATTCTTTGATCAACTTTAATTTTCATTTGTGGGGACATGTCTTTATAATTAGGATAGTATTTGCCTACTATCTTTTTCTTGGCAAGTTTTCTTGCTTTCATTTGGATTTTTTCTGGTGATGCAATTCTTAACATCGATCTAGCTTTCTTTGCTTTGAATGCTGATGATTTGGCAAGTATTCTCATCTTTCTTGCCATCTTTCTTCTTTGCATCATGTTAACAACTCTAATCTCTTTTAGATTGTTTGCTAATTCTTTAAAACTTATCATTTGTCCCATGCCTTTATTGCCGTGAAGTTATTAAATGAAAACTCCATTCGGTCTACTAGTTTTACTGCATTACCCGATACTCTGTCAATTGCGACATAACCTTCAGGGTTAGTCACTTTAAATCCATTACTAGTCTTAATAAATGTGTCAGTTAATTGCTTAACACTATTTAGTTTTCTTACAATCTGCATCTTAGCGTCTAAAAGTAAGTTTTGAAACTTCGCAACATTAGTAAGATTATTAGTGTGTTTTCTAAGTTCAATTGTATATTGTTTTTGTATATTTTTATATTTCTGTTTTGCGTTAGGGGTCTTAACTTTGTCTATTTGTTTCTGTATATTATCTTCTACATGTTTCAAATATCCGTTTGCATGTTGTTTAGGATTAGTAATCTTTTGTCCTTTTCTTACTTTAGTATTATTGTATGTCTTGTAAGATGCACCAACCATTGCCCCTGTCATACTCTCTTGTAGTTTCATAAACTTTCTTAACATAGGGCCATTGATTGCTTTGAATGTTCTTCCTGTATCTGATAATATCTTTGTGATTGCGTCTGTTTCTTTTTGTGTAAATGTTGATCTACCAGATACATCTTTATATGATGCATCATCCATCCAAACCGAGTTTGATTTAGTTAATGATTTTACATCAGCACCAAAAGATGCTTTCATGTCTGCTAATTTTGAACCAGTATATGTTGTATGCCATACTACTCCAACTTTTGCTTTCTTTATTTGCTGACCAATATCAGAATCAACAGCAACAGCATAGACGATAGTATTTGGTTGGAAAGTATAATAGTTCTGGCCATCGATCTTATCACTTCCAAGATCATCTGTAAACATAAGGTCACCTTGAAGTACACCTTTAATTCCAAGTTTGCTAAACTCCTTGAGAGCGATTTTAAATTTTGAGTTAAGTTGCCCAGATAAATCATCGTTAATCTCCTTTTCAGTTTTGTATAATTTTGGATTGACATTAAATACAGATTTTTTCGCAACAAAAAACTTACCATCCTCTGGGTCAATACCTGCAAAGATAGCAGGAGCACCGTCCCACTTAACAGTCATATTGACAGACGATCTAGAAGAACCTGCTAACATATCTCTTAAACTTCTTAAAAAGTTTATTGATGCTCGTCCACCATCTGAACCATAATCTAAAATTTGATCTTCAATATGTTCCATATGTAGATTTTTTGTTGCTGCTTGTTCTTCTAAAAATTTCTTCATTTATTTTCCTAACGAATTATATTTTACTGCAAGAGAAAATTGTCCTAATTTTTTAACACCTGCATGACCTGATTTGTTTGTTCTAATAGCCATCTTCATTTTCAAACTATCTGTACCAGACTTTAATTCTATTTCCCAATTTTGCTTTGAAGTTCTACTAGGATACGCTTTAATAAAATCAACTTGTGGTATGAATACTCCGAGAGCATCTTTTTCTGTTATCTCTTCATAGTTTCTATCAGACGCTTTAATAACCATTGTAGGTACCTCTGGTGCGTCTCTTAAAATTTCTGATTTAATATAAGCCAAAGTTGCTTTTTTATTTGTATTAAATAGTTTAATAATTTCTTGTCTCATCATTTCAAGATAAACATTATAAAGTTCTTCATATTTTTTATTATTTTTTTTA